AAAAAAAACCTAGTAATATCAAGGCTTTACAGCCTTTTCCCTAATAACAGTATATATAAAACGTGGCACTTTATTTATAGGGGTATCATCACTCTTTAGTGTCAAGCAAGGCGTGGTTCAGCGAACGCGTCCCGCCTTGCCGAATACAGAGTATTCGATATAAAGACGTGGGTAATTAGTCCCTAAAGAACGCACGCATCAAAAGAGACTTTAACCACCCAAAAATAGTAATGGGTTCTTTCTCATAAATAGTCCAGTCATAGTCTAGCCAATCAACAAAGCTCATGTTCATACCCCATCTCGTACAACTTCTTTACAACCCTACACATAGAATCAAGCACACGTTCTTGAAGAGCGGAATACTTACCATACTCAACATCTTCTTCCCAAATTCGCCTATAGGCTTCTGGATCGGAACTTTCTGCGATACGCTTTTCAACACTATCAAAATCCTTTACTTTTACAAACTGATAGAGTGCATAATTAGGGTTGGCAGAAAGTGTCATAGCTTTACTTAGTTCTTCGTAAGTAAAGGTTATTCCGTCTTTCTTCTTCCCGTCGTGCCTCCATACCGTAAACACATTATCTTTAAGTGTCCCTCTCGCATAAGAATAATCTCCTGCCATTCTTCCTTTTCCCCGATCAGAGTAACTAGCCATTTTTAACCTCCACAGTACAGATAGTATCATTGTGCCAACCACCATGAGGAACTAAAAGTATTCGTACAATTTCAAATCCATACTTCTTTCCTATTCCTCCACTGTTCCATCCAAATGTAATAACTTTACCACCAACCTTTACTATTCTTGATATTTCCTTCTTCTGGTTTCCCCAAAAAGAAGCCCTTGTTGTTTCGTTGGTTACTTCATGTCCAACATTCTTATAGCACTCACTTACTTGCCGTGGAGAATATGGGGGATCATAAAGAACACCATCAATAGAACCACTGTCAAACATATTAAGAAAGTCCAAGGCATCCATGTGATAGTCTGTATCGTATTCCTTATTCAAGTCATTAGTGATACTTGCTACCTTGTTTCTATTAGCAAAAGGATCTATCCACATTTTTGTCGTGTCAACTTCTTCTGATAGTATCTCCTTAATAGGCTTAATTTCAAATGTGTTTTTGTTTGGCATAGCCCATACTCGTTCAATCACCATATCTATCACCTCCTTATGTCATTACCATATCATAATGCTTTATATGTGTCAATACTAAAATATTATACGTTTCGTAAATTTCCGTTTTAAGGGGGTCAAAATTCTTGACGCGATACTTTATACCTAAAATGATTTTTCGTGCATCTTGCGTTAATTTAACTGCCTTAAAACAAGTTTTGTGACGTAAAATTATCCAAAAAAAAGACCAGCTAAAAACTGATCTTTGTTTCTGAGAAAATAATAGCAAGGTCAAGTGGAAGCCACCCAAGGTGTATTTCCCTTAGTTTCTCAATGTCAATGTCCTTATCACACCTAATTCCATCATCACACAATTCAAATTTGTCTCCTAGTTCATCCATAGCTTTATATACTTCGTCCCTTGAGAAGTAAAAGAATATTTTCCTACGGCTTCTTTTTTGTATTTCTCTTGCATGATTTTCAATTACAGAAAATGGAACATACGTGATTCCTTTCTCAAGTGCTTGTATGAACACACTTCCAATAACGGTTTCAACTGAAATTTCAATCATACCTCTCAACCATTCCTGCTTCAATAAGATCCATGATAACATCTGGAATATCTACTGCTGTACTATCCTTAAAATCTTCTGGATCATACTCGTTTATATTTAATACAGGCAACCAAGACGTAACTCGAATCGTATAGTTATAACACAACCTTTTCCCCTTGTAAGTATAACAATCTTTATTTTTAACAAACCCAAACTTAGTAAGCTCTTCCAGCCTGTCTTTCTTTATTGTTAGTACCTTCATGTTAATTTCCTTTCTGTATAATTCGTTTTAAGCCCCTTGAAATTTTCAACGCGACACATAGTACCTAATTTAGTTTTTCGTGCAACCTGCGAGGTTATAGACGCTCAGAATTGAGTTTATAGATATAATCGCACACGCGATTATATGATGCGTCTGCAACATAGTTGCCGTAATACTTTCTATATGTCTCAAATTTCTTTCGAGATGGGTATTTCAGTTCGTGGTTTCCTGCAAGAAGTTTAATGCCAATATATTCATCCTTGAACCTCTGCACAATCTTACAAATTTGGTAGTAGTCAGTCTTGACCTTGAACATCTTGCCGTTATTGTCAGTGACAACGAATCCTTCAACGCCCTCAATTTGCTTTAGTTTTTCAATATCAGACTTGCGTGTGTATTCAGTATGCACACTCTTGAACTTAAACATAGCATTATCTACGTCAAACAGATTTGATACTTCATTTGCTGATACATAATGCTTTCTATAACTAACTTCATTATAGACAATCGCAAGAAGCATTACAAATTTCTTGTCATACTTAATGACATGAGAATCTTTCTCTGTGTTTACTACCTCAAACAAGATAGATACATTTTTGTCTTGCAGGTACTTCACAAGAGTTTCCTCGTCCTTGATAAGCGGTCTAAGCATTTCTTCAAAGAGTTTAGAGTGCTCTCCTTCCTCTCCAAGCATAGACTTAGAGCAAAAGAGTATCTTTCCTTCATCTTGTCCGAGGATGCCTAAGAATCCATCTTCTTTTTCTGTTACACAGAATGGTTCTTCAAACATATCAAGAGTTGGCTTGTACTCATCAGGCTCGTCAGAATCAAAATCAATATTAAAGAATTTATCAAATCCTCTTGCTACGATACGATTCGTCTTAGTATTGATGAACATACCTCTTGCCTTGACAATAATATCGTCCCATACCTCAGAATGAAATGCACTCTTAGTGAAGTTGAACGAGGAAATATCTCCAAACTTCTTTTCTCTTACCCACTTACTTGCTCTGAATACTCTTACAAGTTGCTCAACTGTATCAATATGATATTTTTGTGGATATTTATGTACTGCGCGAACAAACATATCATCACTGATAATGTCGTTTGGTACTGCAATACAGTGCTTTTCATCCTTGTAGAGATGCAATACCTTTAAGTCACCACCAAGTTCGGGGAATCCACAGACATTATAGGACTTCTTACCTACCTCAATAGGTACATCGTCATTATTCCTGTGTCCAAACACTTGAACATAACAACTAGGTGATGCTGATTCAAACGCATCAACAACAGCTTGCATATCTTCATACTTACCAATCCCATTGATAAGCATATCATCAGAATCAAACGCATTAAAGTAGTCTGGAACACCTGCATGAGTGACCCAATAGGTAGTTCCATGATATTTGAACTTAGCAAAACTTGTGCAAGCCCATAGGAACTCTTTTAGCATGTTGTCAGTAACACCATTCTTCTTGAAATCTTTGAGCGTATTCTTGAAGAACTCAGTCTTGCTCACATCTTCTCCTCTAAGATATTGCATGATTCGCTTCTCATGATTCCCAAGGAGTAAATAGAAGTTATCGTCATGACAATGTTCATACAAGAACTCAAAAACTTTATAGTTCTCAATGCCTCTGTCAAAATAATCTCCAACAAACACAACAGCGTCACTTTCAAAATCAACACAATTCATATACTTCATTAGTGCTGTGTAGCAACCATGTATGTCTCCAATAATATGTACTCTATTGTATTTATTGAAGTCAAGTGCTCGTGTCTTGTTTTCGATAAAATCTTGAAAGTCATCTGGCTTAATAACCCGAACACCAGAAGGAAGAGATTCTTTGTTCATCTTAGAAATAACTTCCTTACCAACATGAGAGTAGTTAAACCTAAGAACGTCATCGCTGATACAATCTTCCATGCTCTTATCAAAGTCAATCACAGTCATTCGATAGAAATACTTCTTGCAAAGAGCTTGATAAGGTTTGATAGACTTTCTTGTAAGGTGAGTAGCATCAACAATCGTAAGTTCTCCATGAGCCATACGATATTCAAGGTCTGCAAAGAGGTTCTTCCATGCCTGTGCATTTACCTTTTGACTGATTCCATATCTACCAGTATTAAGGCTATACACAGGAGAAGAAAGTTTAAGTCTGTAATCGTCAGACGAAAGTGTGAAAGGTGTTAAACCATTCTCTTTCACAAAAGAGCTTTTTCCCGCTGACGGATACCCTCTAAGAATAAATAGCTGTCTCATTGTATGCCTCCTCAATAATCAAAAATTTCTTTGAAAAATATGAGTGTAACTCCTTCATATCCAAATTCAGTTTCTAATGTGTGCTCAATGTTTTTAATATCTTCCCTTGTTGTAATCCTATTTTTAACTTCGATAATATCAGATTCCAAATAATCCGCATAGCCCCAATGATCTTTGTCTATATTATATGTATGAGATAAACATTTAAATGATACAAAATACTTAACCATTATAGATTCCCTCCAAGTCAACATAAACCTTATTATCTACTATTTTCAAGTAGTTTTTCTCAAGAACCGTTTTAAGCCTTGCTCCACAATACTGATTTCTAAGTGTAGTGACAGGGAGATTAGTTGTGAAATTACAAACAGGCATTCCATTAAAGAACGGAACTTCATAGATTACTTTGTGTGTCATCAAAAATACTGTCTGAGGTTTTTGTGGAAACAGCTTTTTTGTACCCTTGCTCAAAGGAATTTTTACCTTCCGCATCTGCTTGCACTTTCCTTGTTTCGGTCTTGTAACTCCAACCCGTGTTCCAATCCTCTCAAAGTATTTCATATCAACGTCAAGTTCTTTTAGTTTATCATCAAGAGACTGGTATGCGTCAATGACAATAACAGGCTTCTTTGCATCTGTTATCACTTTAATAACAGGAGCAAAATCTGTGTCCCCAGAGAAGATAGCAAACCCATCCATAAGAGGTTCTTCATACACGGCTTTTACAATATTGGCAGCAAGGAATGTATCAGCACTATTCTTCCCATAAAAGCATTTAATAAAGTTACACGGAAAGTTGTCAAGATAATGTGGCATTTCTTTTGCAAACACATCAACCTTTGCAATCTTATGCAACAGTCTAAGTTGGTTCATACCATCAAAGAAAGACTTTGCACTAACATTCTCTGCGTCAACAAAAATATGTAGTCTCATTTTGCCACCTTCTTATAGAACTCAATGAACTCCTCAACAACAGCATACACATCGTCAGCATCCACAAAGCCGTCATTAGATAAATAAGAACAAATAAAATATGCCTTTTCAAATACATAATACATGATCTCTTTGTTGTCAAAGCCTATTTCTAAGCAAAGACATTCAGCAACATTTTTCTGCCATTCAATATAGGCATCAAGACCTGCGCTGTTGACATCATGATGCTTCATCATAAGTTCTTCATAAGTCATAAAAAACAGCTCCCTTCATGGCTATATACTACCACAAAGAGAGCATCATGTCAATACATTTCTAAAATATATTTTTCAATATCATCCCAGTTTAGACCATCTCTACAAGCAGGAAAAGCTCTGTCATCGATGTAAACGTCAACAAATACTTTTGGGGAAATAGAGGAATCTGGTTGAATCTTGTACCAATCGTCAATAGTTTCTTGAAGATCTTCATTAACTGTGTCAACCTCTAGTCCATATTCTCTGAGACATTCTATGGCTATATCAAGGTCAGTATCAGTTCTACAAGTGAAAAGAACAATCTTTCCACCCGCTTCTTTGTACTTTTTCATGACCTCAATCGCTTTATAGTTTACTGCGTCAATATAAGGATATGTTTCTGGCGTAGTAAATGCCATAGTGCCATCAAAGTCTAGGGCAACGCTCTTGTGTCTAAGCATATATCCACGCCCCGATTTCTTCACAAGCTCTGCTGGATAGCTCACCAACAAACACAAAGAACTGCAAGAAACAAATGATAGGCGCACAGATAACAAGTTTAATATTCATCAAAGCCACCGCTTTCTGCTCCTCTCCATTGTATCTTCATACCGTCTCTGCAAGACCTTTTCAAACTCCTTGAGAACCCGTGTCTTTGCTTTGTCAAATCGACGATTAAGGTCACGGACAGCAACACGCTTACCAACTTCAACGTCAAATACATCAGTTGGATACAGTCTCGCCTTGCCAGAGAAACATACAGTGCTGTTAATCACCTTGTCTACAATTTCATATCTTTCCCATCTTCCAAGGAGATCGTCTACATCAACATTATCTAGGGTCTTACCCAAGACATCTGCCCAATAACCACGATTATCCTTATCCACATACCGCGCAATAACAACACCTGCATTAAGATTGACTGTGAACTTCATAAATATTCCTCCTTAGATCTGTTCTACGTTTTCAACATAGTTGCCGCTGTTAGTATAGCACACGTCACGTAGACGGTCAACAAAATTCTGAACCTCCTACGACTAAAGTCGCAGGGTTCCTAGTGACAGTTCTCTAACGAGAACTCATTTCCTAGGCTATCCCCGTAGTTCCTACGGTTC